TCCAAAAGAAAAATGGTTAGCACGTTTGGACGAAGATCCAACATTAGAGAATCACACGCTCACTTCTCTTCCACGTATTTCATTTGAAATTATTGCTTATACTTATGATTCTTTGCGTAAGATGAATCGTATGCAATATATGAAAAATGATGCTTCTTCTGCAAATGAAAATGGGGCAGGTTTAATTAGAACTCCTGTGCCATATAATATCGATATGTCTGTTTATGTTATAACAAAAACACAGGAAGATGCTCTACAAATTCTTGAACAAATTCTCCCATGGTTCACACCAGAATATTCAATGACAGTCAACGCTGTTGATGAAATGGGTATTCGTTTAGATGTACCAGTTGTTCTTAACTCAGTTATTGTATCGGATGAATTTGAAGGGACTTTCCAAGAACGTCGTTTTGTTATTCACACCATTAACTTTCAAATGAAAGTATCTTTATTTGGTCCACAAAGCGATCAAAATGTTATTGGTACTACAACTGTTTCTGTTTCTCAACAACCATTAGAATCAAATTCCCCTTCTACTACATTTCATGCTGAAGGTGATATTCCAACAAAAACAATTACAAACGAAGAGTGGATTGACGAACTATAAAATATGGCTGAGATTTATAATAGTAATGCAAATTTAAAATCTGCTGGCGTCACTGTTGAGTTTTCTCCTGAACAAATCCAGGAATATATCAAGTGCGCACAGGATCCGATTTATTTCATTCAAAATTATTGCTACATTGTAACTCTTGACCACGGTCTTCAAAAGTTCAATCTATATGAATGTCAAAAGAAAAAGATTGATATAATTCATAATAACCGTCGTGTTATTCTTATGGAAGGTCGCCAGCAAGGTAAGACAACCACTTCTGCTGCTTATATTCTTTGGTACACTTTATTTCAAGCAAACAAGAACGTTGGTATCTTAGCGAACAAAGCTGCTGCTGCCCGTGAAGTTCTTGACCGTTATCAAACGATGTACGAGAACTTACCTCACTGGATGCAACAAGGTGTTACTGGTTGGAACAAAGGTGATATTGAACTAGAAAACGGTTCAAAGGTATTCACTGCTGCCACTGGTAAGTCTGGTATTCGTGGTAAGTCAGTAAACATGTTGTATGTTGACGAAGCTGCAATTATCCCTAACAATGTAGCAGAAGAATTCTTTACTTCTGTTTATCCTACTATTTCTGCTGGTCAGACTACTAAGATTCTACTATCTTCTACTCCACTTGGTTATAACCACTTCTGGCGTTTCTGGAATGATGCTGAGAACGATCGTAATGGCTTCGTTCCATTGTTTATCCCTTACTGGGAAATTCCAGGACGTGATGCAGCTTGGGCTGAAGAACAACGTAGAATGTTGGGTGAACTTAAATTCAACCAAGAGGTTTTGTGTAACTTCCTTGGTTCTAGTTTAACTCTGATTCGTGCCGACGTTATTGCTAAGATGACAGTCGATCAACCTATCTATCAGAAAGATGGTTTAGATTGTTACGTTAGACCTCAAAAGAATCACACTTACTGTATGACGATTGATATTGCAGAGGGTGTTGGTGGTGACTATTCTACATTCCAAGTTGTAGATATTACTGAAGCTCCATATAGAATCGTTGCAAAATTTAGAAAAAATGACATAACTCCACTTTTATTCCCTAATATAATCCATAAGGTTGCTACGGAATATAACAAAGCCTTTGTTTTAGTTGAGATAAATATGTCTGATCAGGTTGCTCAAATTCTTCATCAAGAATTAGAGTATGAAAATATATTGATGGTTAATAGAACCGCAGGAAGCCAAGTAGTTGGTGGTGGTTTTGGTGGAGGAAAATCTTATCTAGGTGTAAGCACGGATAAGAGAGTTAAACGTGTCGGATGCCATAACTTTAAAGCGATGGTTGAAGAAGATAAATTACTGATTACCGATCCAGACACTATCTCTGAGATCTCTACATTTATTGAAAAACGTAGCTCTTATGAAGCTGACGAAGGGTATCATGATGACTTGGTTATGCCGTTAGTTTTATTCGGTTGGCTAACAACCCAATCGTATTTTAAAGAACTAAATAACATTAATATGCGAAAAATTATGTACGAAAAGCAGATGCAAGCTATCGAAGAAGATTTGACACCATTTGGTTTCTACGATGACGGCAAACCCGAAGCTGATCCTTTGAATTTCTGAGTAAAAACTTGTAAAAACTAAATATGTATGTAGACAACTTTTGTCTAGGCAATCATTATAAACAAGGAGAACAACAATGCCGTTTCAACTATCTCCAGGCGTTGCAGTCGTAGAAAAAGACTTTACCTCTATCGTTCCAGCCGTTGCGACCTCTATTGGTGCGTTCGCAGGTCAGTTCGACTGGGGTCCTGTACTTGAACCAATCACAATTAGTTCAGAAGACGATTTAGTTCGTCGTTTTGGTACACCAAATAATTTTAACTTCCAGTCTTGGTTTACAGCTGCAAACTTCCTTTCATATTCAAATAATTTATTATTAGTTCGTCAAAAGACAACTAATATGAAAAATGCAGTAGTTACACCATCTGGTGGTGTTTCATCAATCACTTTAGATAACCCTGGATATGGTTATATTTCAACAAATCCTGCACCAGAAGTTCAAATTCGCACTGATGGAGTTATTAAAAGCGTTACAGTCTTAACTGGTGGAACTGGTTTCACACAAGCTCCTACTGTAGCGTTTAACGACTCTACTGGTCAAGGTGCAGCTGCTACTGCTTCTATAAATTCTTCTGGCCAAGTCATTGGTATCAGTATTACTAAACAAGGTTATGGTTATACTAATCCTTCTATCACTTTAACTGGACCAGGAACAGGTGCTACATTCTCTATTAGTGTTGATTCCTCTGTTCAAGAAGAAGGTGGTTCTGCTCCAACTGCAACAGCTGTAATTTCTGGTGGCGGTATTACTGGTATCACTTTAGCAAACAATGGTTCTGGTTATACTTCAGCACCAACTGTTTCAATTATCCCAGCTGCTGGTGACCAAGGAACTGGCGCAAGTGCTACTGCAGTTCTTTCTGGTGGACCAATTCAAACAATTACTTTAACTAGCGGTGGTGCTAATTTCGTATCTCCAGTTGTAAGTATTACTGGTGGTGGTGGTTCTGGTGCTGTAGCCCACGCTACTGTTGTCTCTGGTGTTATTACTGCTATTGTAGTTGATGCTGGTGGTACTGGATATACTTCTAACCCAACTGTTACAATTACTGATGCTGGTGGTGGTTCTGGTGCTGTTATCAATACAATTACACGTGGTGCATCTACAGTTACTTCTATTACAATTAATAGTGCTGGTGGTGGTTATCGCGCATACCCAACAGTTACTCTATCTGGTGGCACAACTGGTACAGCAGCAACTGTTGGCGCTGTAACTTTTGGTCCTTCTACACTATTAAATATTTTAATTACTTCTCCAGGTTCTGGTTTATCTTCTGTTCCAACAGTTGTAATTGCTGCCCCACCACAAGGTGGAACACAAGCTGCAGCTACTGCTTCAATTAACCCTCTTGGTGTTGCGATTTATAACCCACAATACTATTCTGCACAGTTTATTAACGGTGGTGGTGTTGTTGGCGAATGGGCTGCTAAGTATCCAGGCAAATTAGGTAATACTTTAAAAGTGTCTATGGCTGATCGTGATACTTATTCTACTTGGGCATACAAAGACGAGTTTGATGCTTCTCCAGGAACTTCTGAGGGTGCTGCTCGTATTGGTGGTTCTAATGATGAAATGCACATTATCGTTATCGATGAAAAGGGTTATATCTCTGGCGTTGAAAACGCTGTTCTAGAAAAATATGCATTCGTATCTAAGGCTTCTGATAACAAGAAACCAGACGGTACAAACAATTATTACAAAGACGTTATTAACGGTCGTTCTGAGTGGTTGTGGTGGATGGATCACACTGACCAAATCGAAGTTCCAGTTGAAGATACTAACTGGGGTAGCGTAATGGCTGGTGTTGAATTTCATTCTATGACTGCTCCATTGACTCAGTCTTTATCTGGTGGTTTTGATGACGCTTCTGCAACTGATAGTCAAACTATGGAAGCATTTAGTTTATTCTCTAACGCTGAATTGTATGACGTAAGTTTAATTATGTGCGGTAAAGCAAATAGCACTGTTGTTAATCATGTTATTGATAATATTGGTTTAGAGCGTTTAGACGCTGTTGTATTTGCATCTCCAGAAGATATGGACACTGGTGAAGTTATTATTGGAGAAACAAGCGAAAATATTCAATCAATTATTGATTTCCGTAATGCA